CTGCATCATACATCTTTAAAGTTACGAACGGAACAGCATATGCGAATACCTATTGGCAAACTGTCAACACATCGGATACGGTCTATGGTTCAGAAGACATTGAATACTTCCAAATCAGTCCCCACTCAAATGGACTCATTCAAGCTACTGACCAAGCAACCGTCATCTTCGACGCATGGAAAACCCAACTCCATGAAGTCATCTTGACAGCAAATAGAACATTATCTGTTATAAATGAAGAAAAATCAACTCCTTTAATTGTTAAGATTACTCAAGATGGCACAGGGTCACGAACGGTTACGTGGTGGTCAGGTATTTCTTGGCCCGGCGGAACAGTCCCAACACTAACAACTACAGCAGATAAGTCTGACTGGTTTATGTTGATCTTGACTGGATCTGGTACTTGGGATGGCTTTACAGTGGATCAAAACTTATGAGTATTTTTATTCCACCCAGATGGATTAAAGGAACACCTTCGACCCCTGCATCTTCAAATCTAACAACAGGTTTAATTAGTCATTGGAATCTTGATGAATTGACTGACAATAGAGTAGACTCTGTCGGAGATCATGACATGATCTTAACTGGCGGAGATACTTTTTTAGATAATTATTTAACCACTGGTAAATTTGGAATTTGTCCAAACTTATTCTTTGTAACTAGTTATTTAGAAGCCGCAGACCATTCAGATTTTAATGCTGGAACTGGTGCTTTTAGTTTTGCACTTTGGTATGGTCCAGGCTATATGGAGCAAGGCGATGTCTCTAGTTCGATTATTGCTAAAGGAAGTTCAGCTTGGAGTGCAGCAGGTCAATGGAAATTGAACGCTCTTGATGAAGATTTGTTCTTTGCAGCTTGGACAGATGTTGAACCTGAACTAGGAGGATGGATAAATGGAACAGGCAGTAACGGATCTGTCAAGATTTTTGGCACACTTATAGATGGTTTTTGGTATTTTATTGTTGGTGTTGTAGATTTTGCTAATAACGTAATTAAACTATCAATCAATAACTCTGATTGGGTTACAAACCCATTTCCAGTAGGATCAACAACTTTACTAACAAGAACATCAGGAATACATTTAGGGACAACAAAAATATCAGGAACACCGACAAGTCCTTATGTTGTTAATGGGTCAATTGATCAAGTTAGTTATTGGAACAGGGCACTCACTACTGAAGAACGTGGACTTCTTTACAATAGTGGTACTGGAAAATCTTATCCATTCACGTAAAGGCAATAAATGACTCCTCTACTTATTTTCAACGAAAATACACATGTTACTTTTGACAAGTCTATTCTTGAATATTCTCAAGAACCTAAATACTTTTCTTACAATTGTACATATCACTCAGATGTGACTAAATATTCTATTCAAAGATTAAAGAATTCTTTAGATATTGACTATCTAGTAGCTAAATACTTTGAAGCACATCCTAGAGTGAAACAGATAAGAGTATGTGAACATAATGAAATCTATATTGTAAAAAGATTTAAACATAAAAGTAAAGTAACAAAGTATGATATTGATTTGTGTGTTCCTTATCACAGAAATCTTAAACTTGTTGAACAAACAATTGATTCATTACTTGCTCAACAAAATTTAAATCCTTTAATACACTTAGTCAATGATCAGTCACCTGAAGATGATAGTAACTTACAAGAACGTTATGGACATTTAAAAAATATCAGATGGTATCAAACAACAGAGAATGTTGGCCCTTACGCAATAGCAAATAATATTGCACAAAAAGCACAGACAGAATTCTTAGGAATTGTTGACTCAGATGATCTTTATCTTCCTCACCATTTTAGTTCTGCACTTGAAGGGTTAGTACACGCAGATGTTTGGTGTAGCGACATGATGCAATTTCTTTGCCCATTACAAGAGCATCACCAAAGGAACAAAGACAAAGTAAAGAATTCACCAGTCATAAGGTCAGGGAATCACACTCCTAGCTGTAGAGGTCCAAGAGTCATCAACGCCACAATGGTTATTAAATTGAAAACTTTCAAAGCTTTAAATGGCTTCGATGGTAATTTCTTTTGTGGTGCTGATACCGAGTTCACTCAAAGATTACAAATACCAAACAACGTAAACCCTAAAATACATTTTCACAAAGAAATCACAGCCTTACGTCGTATGTGTACTAACAGTTTATCTAACAGCCAAGATAAATTTGGCTTTCAATCACCACAGAGAAAAGAAATCTTAGCAGAAGTCGAGAGACGTGCTGATGAATGGGAAGAATTAAAGTACATTGACCCTACAAAGTATGGAAATTTAGACAAACAAAAGAATTTCTTAATAACAACTGCTATCAAGAATACAAGAAAATCAAAAGTTTATGCTTGTATGACAACTATACCTGAACGAGTTTACGCTTTAAAAGAAGTAGTAAATTCATTACTACCTCAAGTATACCAATTAAACATACACTTAAATGACTTTAATCACATTCCTGAATTTCTTAAAAATCCTAAAATTCAACTAGTATTTGGTGACAATAGTTTAATGTCTTGTACCAAATTCAAGTGGGCTGACCAAATAGAAGGGTATGTTTTCACTTGTGATGATGATTTCATCTACCCTCCAGACTATGTTGAGAAAACAATAAAAACTATTGACAAACACAAATGTTGGGTTTGTCATCACGGCTCTAAACTTGAAGATGGATTCATAGAGAATTATTATAAAAACAGAGTAGTATATTGTTCCCATCAAGAAATTGAAGAAGATACTTACATTGATGTTCCCGGAACAGGTTTGTCAGCATTTCATACAGACGATATTAAAGTCTCAATGAAAGATATTAACTTACCGGGTATGGAAGATATTGCAGCATATTTGCACACTTACAACCACTCTTATAAAGTAGTTGCTGCCAAACATCCAAAAGGATGGTTGAAAATTGCAACAACACCAGACGATCTAGGATTGTTCAGTATCTCACGACACGATGGTCGTAAAGAAACTGAAGCAATCAACTCTACAAGAGTTAATTTATCTAATAGCTAACACCCATAGTTGGGGACAACTTTATTATGCCACATGAAATTGCAACAAACACACTGTTACAGTGTATGTTCAAAATTGACGGAAAACAATGCCTTTATAAAGCACAACCTGACTCTTCATATTGTAGTGTACACAACAGCAAAGCAATGTCAAACACTTTGTCAGGTCAAATGAGATACAGTCTGAAGAATTCAGAACGTATTCAAGAGTTTAAAGATGGGCCAAATACTAAGAATCTTTATGATGAAATTGCTTTATTAAGATATTTGTTAGAGTCTGTTTGGAAACAAATAGAGACTCAACAAGAAGACAATCCTCATGCTTTCTTACAAAATAGTAGTAAGATCACAGAGATTATTGACAAAATTGATAAACTAATAATTAACACACATAAGACAGAAAAATCCCTTGGTCATTTACTTGACCAGTCACAACTCTATGATGTAATTGAACAAGTTGTGACAGTTATCGAAACTGAATTAGCTGATCAACCGGAGAAATTTACTGCAATTGCTAAAGGAATCCAAAGCATTGTCTTAAAGCCGTTTGTTAAAGAAGATGAGTTTTGATGCATAGACTACAAGAATTATTACTGAATCGTGTTTGTACAAAATTGGAAAGGTCATCAATTATATGTCCTTCTCAATGGGCTGAGAAATACAGGGTTATGAGTAAGCCCTTTCCCGGACCTTGGACATTTAAGCATCATCCTTGGACTAAGGAAATGCACGATTCAACAGCTTACTCAAATATCGGCAAAAAAGCTGCTCAGATGGGATTCACTGAAGTAGCTTTAAATGTTTGCTTTTATAAAATGGACATTGAAGGAATTTCTTGTCTATATGTAATGCCTAACAAGACACCTGATGCTACAGAATTTACTGCTTCACGTTTTAACCCTGCTATTGCACTGTCACCTCACCTTAGAGATTTCTTTTCTGATGTTGAAAATGTAGGTCATAAACGTGCAGGATCAACAAACTTGTTTGTTCGTGGTTCACAGTCAGCATCAGGTTTAAAGTCTCAACCTGTAGGTTTTGTAGTCAAAGACGAAGTAGCTGAATTTAATCAAGCTAACGTGCCAATGATTCCAGAACGTATGGAAGGCCAAGACTCGAAACAAATGTGGTCAATTTCGACACCTACTATTAAAGGTAAGAACATTGACAAAGAATACGAACACTCAACTAAAGAATTATTTAACTTCAAGTGTCCACACTGTTCAAGATCAATCATTCTTAAATATCCAGAATCATTGATAGTTTGTGGCAATGATGAAAATGATTTAGCAGTGCAAGAGTCACACATAATTTGTACGGAATGTAAACACAAATTGGATCATGAAGCTAAAGTAGATTTCTTAGCAGATGGCTTTTGGGTAAAAAGTCATGGACAAAGACTTGAACGTGGTTTCCATATCAACCAACTTTATTCAACCACAGTGTCACCAATCTCAATGGCAACGATGGTTCACAAAGCAAATCGTGACGCTGCCATTGCTCAAGAGTTATACAACTCTAAACTTGGTGAATGTTTTGAAGAAGATGGTGCCAGAGTTTTAGAAGAAGAATTGAATTCATGCATACGAGAATACATGCGTGGTGAGAAAGAAGCTAATCTTGTAACAATAGGTGTTGATGTTGGAGTACGTGATTTAATTTTTGTTGTTCTTGGTTGGAGAATACCTTCAATACGAAGAAGCACAGACTTGTCTGTTGATGCACAAGCTAAAGTTTTGAACTTTGGAAAAGTAGAGCATTACGGTCAACTTGAAAGAATCATTGAAAGATACAGACCAGCACAAACAGTTATTGACGCAAACCCTGAACGTCGAAAGTCTTTAAACTTAGCTACTAGATACAATGGGTATGTCAAGCTATGTTTATACACTGAAGGAAATTCAGGAAAAGACATTAGAGCTAACGAAGATGAACATATTGTAAACGTAGACAGAACTTCTTGGATGGATTTAGCTCTCGGAAGATTCAGAAACAAATCAATCCTGCTGCCTAATGATACAACAAGAGAATTTAAAGACGAAATACAAGCACCTGTAAGAGTTTACAAACCTGACAGAAATGGCAACCCTGTTGCACGTTATGTCAATTCTGAACCTGACCATTATGCGCATGCATTAACATACGCTGAAATTGCTTTCGCTTGTCGTAAGCCAGCACAACAAAGGGAGGATATTAGATGAGCTATGATCCACCTCTACACCCATTATATTCTTCTTCTGAGACAGCAGTTCAGTTTTGGAGAGAGTCATTTGATGGTGGAGAAGAGTACAAATCACACTTAGAAAAGTTTTCTTTTAAAGAAGACAACACAGACTTTCAAGCTAGACAAGCCAGAAGCTATGTCCCTAACTTATGTAAGTCTTTGATCAATGAAATTAAAAACTCAATTTACAGACCAATGAATAACATTACTAGAACAGGGGGTACTGATAAGTACCAACAAGCTGTCAAAGGGTTAAACCTTGGGGTTGACAAACTTGGTTCTAGTATGAACATGTTTATTGGTGAAAAGATTCTCTGTGAATTGCTAGTTATGGGTAGGGTTGGAGTCTTCATTGATGCCCCTCCAATAGTGGATGGAGAATTTCGACCCTACCTATATACATTTGCCCGCGAAGATATCATGAATTGGGTTGTGTCAGATAGCAATCCCGATGAATATACTTCAGTCTTATTACGACAACGTGTCTATGTCACTGACGAAGAAACAGGTTATCCAGAAGACACTTCAGAAGCTTTTTTGAACATTGTTCTTGAAGAAGACGGAGTCAGGATAACAAAGATTGCTACAGATGAAACTGAAGAAGAAACTTTTCTTCCCGGCTTAACTGTCATACCATTTCATATTTTTGATATTGGTGACAGCCTAATTAAAGATTTAGTAGATTATCAAAAAGCACTTTACAACTTAGAATCAACTGACTTAAACTTTTTAACACAATCTAACTTTCCATTTTATACAGAACAAACTGACTTTAACTTACATAACTACGGAAAAGGTTTTAGTGATAACGGATACAATGATAACTCCGACACTAATGAAGATCAAGGATTTGCAGGGACTACAAATCAAGATACATCTTCACCTGATACCGCAAAAGAAGAAAAGACTGTCAAATCTGGTAATGTAGGAACACGTTACGGAAAAGGTTTGGATGCACCTTCATACATTCATCCATCTTCTGAACCTGTCATGGCTTCTATGAAGAAGCAAGAACAGATGAAGCAAGACATGCGACAGCTTTTAAACTTAACTATTGAGAATCTAAATCCTCAGAGAATCTCAACTAAGTCTAAAGAGCAAGAGCGTGAAGGCTTAATGGCAGGACTGTCCTTCATTGGTCAAGTCTTGCTTAAAGGTGAAAAACGGATAGAAAAGATTTGGGCAGAATACGAAGGTGCAGAAACTGAAATAAATATTCAGTATCCTGACAACTATGTTGTAAAAACTGTAGCAGAAACAATTGCTGAGGTCAACAGTTTAGTTGAATTGGTTGACTCAGTTCCTACTAGTCCTACATTCAAAACACAAATTTACACAATGATTGCAAAAAAGATTCTTGAGTCAAGAGTTAATGATGAAGTCATGATGCAAATTTTGTATGAGATTGAAACAGGGATTGTTGAAACTACTAATACTACTAAGGAAGGAGATACTGTAGATGATAGTCAAACTGACGAAAACGATAGCTGAGACTAAAGAACTCACAATCACTTTTGTCCAAGATATTGAATCTGAGACTGTTACAATTACAAGTGATCTTACTACTTCCAACCCTACGAAATCTGGCAAAGTCTTAACCTTTACAGTTGACGCTGACCAAGGTTTAGATCGAACTGAGTATAGTTTCAAAGGTAAAGTAAATGACGAAACACAGTACACTTATCTTGTTGTACTAGAAGAAGAATTGGAAAACATTTCTTATTACGGTTCTGTTCACCAAGCCAATGTATTGTTTAATACATTGACAGCTAAACGAGCAGCGACTTGGACAGCAAGCACTTCTGTTGTCAAACGTCGAGCTTTAATTGAAGCAACAAGAGCGATTGATCGACTTGCTTTTAAAGGTGCGAAGTCTTCCTCAACTCAACCCTTAGAATTCCCAAGGGCTGAAGGTGTAACTCCCACACAAATTGAAGAAGCCACTTATCTACTAGCTATGAAGTATGTTCCAGCACACGATGCCGATGATGACTATTCTTTAGTCGGTGTTGAAGCTGAAAAGTTTCATGCAGTTAGTAGGGAGTATTACGAAAATTCAAGAGACTTAACTCACATTGTATCGGGTATTCCGAGCATTGAGGCATGGCGGTTACTTAAACCGTATTTACGTTCACCACGAACAATTAAATCGACAAGGATTTAACTATGACACAATTACAATTGAATCTACTGAACTCGTTTCCTGAAATTACAGTCTATGATAATGAAACATCTGCACCTGTAACAGACCCACCCGCTGCACCTGAAACACCTGCTGCACCAAGTCAAGGAACACAGACGGGAGGTGATCCATCTACTCCCCCACCGGGAGATCAACCTAATACATTCACACAAGAAGAACTGAACGGCATTGTCGCTGGTGAACGTCGTGTGTTTGAAAAGAAAAATGAAGAGATGATGAATCAGTTGAAGGCTCTTAAAGAGTCTGCTGGTTTAACACAACAGCAACGTGATGAACTTCAAAAACAGATTAAAACTCTGGAAGATCAATCACGGTCCAAGGAGGACTTGGAAAAAGAACGAGTAGAGAAACAGAAAAATGAATTTCAAGAAACTCTAAAGAAAGAGCAAGAAAGAGCTTCTTTCTGGGAAAACAAATTGAAAGATTCTGAAAAGCTGAACGCAGTCCTCGGAGAAAGCGTGAAGGCGAAGGCGATCAATCCTAATATAGTATCGTCTCTTATCTTACCAGATTGCCAAGTCATTGAAGAGAAAGATGGTGACACGGTTAAAGGCTTCAGTGTTCGCTTTGTCAAGGAAGTGAAAGATTCTGAAGGAAAACCAAAGACACTAAATCTTTCTCCAGAAGACGCAATCGTCTGGTTTAAAGAACAAGAAGGCAATGCCCACCTGTTTGAGGATTCTCAACGCCGGGGCTATGGTGGTGGCGGTAACGTAACGGGCGGCAAGAGACTGACCCCAGCCGACATCAAATCACCCGAAGACTATTCACGCTATAAGAAGCAAGAAGGACTATAAGATGAATTTAAATATTCAATTGATGAACAACGCACCTGAAATCACGGTGTACGCTAACGATATCGATGCATTCGTCCCAGAGTTATGGGTTGGAGCAGGTCTTGATATCCTGTCTGAATCACTGTTTGCACCTCAATTAGTTACGCGAGATTATGATAACGTAGTTGCTAGTTTTGGTGACACGGTGAATACACGAATTCCAAGTGAATTCGTCACGAAAAGAAAAGGTGCGAATGATGACGTAACAGTACAGGACGTCAACGCAACGAACGTGCAGATCAAATTAGATCAGTATGCACATATCTCATTCACAATCAAAGACGTGCAAGCTGCCAAGTCTCTTGCTGACTTGATCAACACTTACATTGGGCCTGCGATGACTAACTTCGCACAGCACATTGAACGTACTATCTTTGGACAGTACGCACAGTTCATGGGTAATGCAAGTGGTACTCTTGGAGTTATGACAAAGGACACTGTCAAAGATAATATCCTTGACGTGTGGAAAACTCAACAGGACAACAATGTTCCTGCTGAAGGTCGTAACTTGATCTGGTCTACAGACTCTTTACGACACGGTTTGGCAGTGGATCAGTTTACGAAAGTAAACGAGTACGGCGATGATTCTGCTCTTCGTCGAGCTACTCTTGGACAGTTATTCGGTTTTGACAACTGGCAGTCTAAAAACATGCCTAGTACAACTGGAACTGTGACTACTACTGGAGCTATTAACGGTGCTAAAGACGCTGGCACAACTGTCTTGGTTGTTGACAACTTGTCAGCAGCAATCACGAATAACAGTTGGATTGATATTGCTGGTGATCCACACCGTATCGTTTCTACTTCTGGTGGGGCAACACCTGTCGGAATCACTATTGCTTCAGGGTTGCGTAAAGATGTTGCAAACGATGCAGTTATCAAGATCGTTGATCCCGGTGCTATCGACTTAACTGCTGGTTATGCTGTAGGCTGGTACAAAGACATTGTAGTGAAAAGCTTCACAGTACAACCTCAAGTTGGTCAGATGGTCACTTTTGGAACTTCTAGTGCTAGTGAGATTTACACTATCATTGCTGTCCCTGCGTCTAACACACTAACTTTAGATCGTCCTTTGGAATCAGCATTGTCTGATGACGATGAAGTAAACTTGGCTCCTGACGGTGCTTATAACTTTGGCTTCACACGCGGTGCTATGGCATTCGTTAGTCGTCCAATGGAAGCAATCAACGTTGGTGGTGCTACTTCAGCAGTAATGGAATCCAATGGATTACCTTTACGTGTGACATTGTCATACGAAGGTCGTGGACAAGGTATCTTGGTCACAATCGACATGCTCTACGGTATCAAGGTCTTACGACCTGAACTTGGTGCAGTTATGCTTGGCTAAGTTTTATTTTAACCGAAGGTTAAAGAATTCTTTAACCTTCGGATTTATCTACTAACTAAACAGTAGAAAGCTAAGTATGATGAATTCAGAAATGTGGAAGGCATTCAGTAAATATCTTTTAACTATCTTGATTACTGGTCTATTTGCTTGGTTTGCTTTTGGTATTGATACTGTCAGTAGAGGATCATTCCAACTATATAGAGATAAGCAAGAGTTAAAGAATGATTTACAGTCTAAAAATATCCAAGACAATAAAATCAATTTTGCTGTCATTCAACAGACGCTCAAACAAATGAGCGAAGACCTTAGAATAATTAAAAACAGGAGTCCATAATGTCAGGTTTAGATTTTGTAAGGCAGACATTGAAAAGTTTAACTAATGCATACCCACAAACTGTCACTATTAAATCTGAAACTGTAACAAGCGACTACGATCCGGTAACAGGGTCACAAGTTACGGACAAGTCAGAAGAAACAATAACAGTTCTTGAACTCCCACTTGATAAGGCAATATTTATATTTCCTTCTGAAGTGACCTTGACAGTAGGTTCAAGATTCTTTGCTGTTGACTCTAATGACTATGTTCTCAAACATCGTATGAAAATTATTTCAGACGATACAACTTATCATGTTTCTAACATACAACACAATGCTGGAACACAGTATGTTTTAGCAGAGATGTACGAAGGAGGCACTGATGGATCTTAACACTACCAAGTGGACTAAGGCTTCTATCTCAAAGAGTTTTTTAGATTCTTTAGGAAGTACTTTGTTTATAGTCGGAAGTCAGCGACCAGAAGATCAATCTCCTGACCGCTATGAACTCCGATTCAACGGACCTATCTTCAAGGAAACAACTCATGGCTACAATTATCTAACTATAGAGTTAAACTTGTTGATTCAAATAGAGACAGAAACATCTAACTTTCACAAGTTAGATGACAAAATTGGGTTAGCTGTCAATAGCTTCATATCTAGTATTTGTGTTTACAAATACGCTGGAGGTGATGCTAGTATAATAGGGGTTCTTCATAGAGAAAAAGATCCCGTAGTTCGTAATTACTTTGAAGAAACATCACCTATTCAACAGGCAACTGTTGAAGGGACATACAAGATGGAAGGATTTTAAATGGCTGCTGTCATTGACTTGAAAGATTGTGTATTTTCACTAGAGGACGGAACAGGTACTCCTAATACCTTAACCTTAAAGGTTGGTGAAGGTACTTTAACCTATAGTGAAACTAAGAACCGAGAATATATTCTTGACCGTGACATACTTGACACTGTTAAGGACGGAGCACAAGCACCAATGGAGATCAGCGTTTCGCTGACCTACACAGAAGTGATGGGAGATGGTACTCCATCACCTATTGACTTTGTTAAACAAAAGAACGATGCTTCAGCATTCGTCTCGACAGGTGCTGCTTGTGAACCTTACGCGGTCAACATTCGTGTTGTTCGTACTCCGGCTGCCTGTGCTACACAGAAGATTGAAACCTTCGTGTTCCCAGATTTCCGGTATGAAAAGATTGACGTTGACTTCCGAGGCGGCACACTAGCCATGTCTGGTAAGTGCAATGCACAAGAACCTACTGTGACTTTAACAGCACAGGCGTAAGAATAAGACTTATCCACTAGATAACTAAGAGGGGTATTATGAAGATTAACGGAGAAGAAGTAAAAAATCCTTATATGAAGACTGTTGTTATTCCTCGCGGGGAGTATGGCAAATCAGACTATAAGGAGTATGTGTTTGTTCTCAGAGCAGTTCGTCAGAAAGAGCTTGATGCTGTTTTTGATAAGCTGCCTGAGATCAATCCACCTTTCAAACAAGTTGTAGGATCAGATGAGATAACTCATCTCAAGGATGATCCTGGTTACTTGAAGAAACTTTCAGACAGAGAATCACAGAAGCTATCTTTACATTTTATCTTAGCACTTGACGCGACGGAGGGACTTGAATGGTCAACAGTTGACTTGAAAGATCCAACTACTTTCGACAGTGCAGAAGATGATCTGGAAGAAGCTGGCTTCAACAAAGGAGAGGTCATGAGACTGTTTCAAGAATCATTGAATGCCAATGGCCTTGACTCAGAATACATCGACCAAGCTACTAATCGTTTTTTAGCTGGTCACCCGGACAAGCAAGAAAAATGAATCTTCCTAAGTATAGGAAGCCATTGTATGCGATCTGGTCTGCTTGTGAAAGATTCAAAGTTCTGCCGCCGGGTGTAGAACACAAATGGGAAGATTGTACCGTAGGAGGACAAGCTGAATTGCTTGCCTACGGTATGCTCAGATCAGTGGAGGAAGCAGACAGTGGCAATGGAATTTAAAGGCCCAAAGATTAAACCCAGTGCAGATGCTGCACACGGCCATTGGGTCGACAATATTGAAGAAGTTGTAAGAGACTCGGCGAAGGCTTTTGTCCAAGCCGCAGTCTCAAGCAACTTAATACCTGTTGACACAGGGATGGCTAAAGGTGCCTATCTAAACTTGGGTGCTTTACTAGGTGTCACTGTTTCAATTAACCCAAAAGCACGCAAGAAACCTATGATATACAACCCTTACAAAGGGTCTACAAAAATGCCTAAGACACCACAATCTGGTTCGGCATTGTCAGATTATGTATTTAACAGGACTGACACTGAAGTGAGGTTTTCATTCTCTACTGAAATTTTTCACTTTGTTTTAAATGATTTTGCTGGAGGTGTCAACCCAAATGCTAATGCACCTTGGGGAAGTTTTCAAGCTGGTCATGATGCATTTATGGAAAATTTTAACAATGAGATTGAAGACACACTGCCATCTATCGAATTCTTTCTAGGTATAGAAGATGAGTGAAAAGAATCTAAAAGCAGAGTATTTGGTCGAGACATCACAAGCCGTTCAGGAAATGGCCAAATTAAATAAAGTGTTTAAAGACCATAAAAGCCTGTTAGAAAAACTTGCCAAGCGAATTGATGCAACAGTTGAAGAACAGAAAGCATTAGCTGAGAGCTGGAAGACCTCTGCGGCGTCAGTCAAGAAGGCAGCAAAGATAATTGCCAATGCAGGCAAAGATATTCTGACACAAGCACAACAAACAAATAAAACTTTGACAAATGAATTTACTAAACGCGAAAAGACACTCAATAAATCATTAGTTGCGAATATTAAAGAGCGTTTCGGAATTTCTTCTAAGGCAGCTAAA